TGGCGTTCTCGCAGGTGTGGGGACTACTGTGTGCTTCAGTGAGTCGTAGTGGCTCCAAGGCCCGCTCTCCGTCGGAGGCGGGCCTTCGTGCTGCCTGGACCGGATCGGTTCGGGTGCAGGCCGTCCGCGGTGACGCGGTGCTGACCGACGGCCCCTGGTCCGGGCCCTGCGCGTCGAGCGGCCCGACGTCGTCGGTCTCAACTCTTCCGCCGCGGGAGGTGCACGTGCCGTGCATCGACTGCGGTCGTCCCGGTGTCCGGTCTCGCTGCCCGAGCTGCACGCGCTCGCGGCGCGGCACGACGACCGAGCGAGGCTACGGCCACGCCTACCAGGTCGAGCGGGCCGCGGTCCTCGCCGAGGCGACGCACTGCTCGATCTGCGAGGAACCGTTCACCGAGGACAACCCCGCGACCGGCGGCCACCTCGTCGCGATCCGCGACGGCGGAACCCTCGCCGACGGCATCGGCCCGCACTGCCGACGGTGCAACTACGGGTGGCGCCGCACGGGCGCGTGACCGTCGTCCGCCCGCCCGAAGAATCGGACATACCCACCCGGGGGCGGGCAAAAAGTCGGGCCGGACATCACCCCGCCTGACCCGCGCCCAAGGCACGCACGCGCGCTCAGGTTGGAGCGTTTTTTTGTCCCGATTCGGATTGTTCTAGGCCGGTTCGGTCGGCGTCGCGGAGCGGGGTGAGCGACGGTGCCCGGTCCGCCGAAGACCCCACTCGAGGAGCGTCGCCGCAAGGGCCGCTCGGCAGGCCGCGACTCCGGCGGACGCCCGCTGCCCGACCCGGAGAACGTCGTCGCCCTGCGCGGCGTCGAGGGCCGCCTGCCCGAGGTCCCGGCCACGGTGCAGGAGGACGGTCCCGGCGCGGTGCGCTGGGAGCGGATCTGGCGCGACGCGTCGTGGCTCTCCCCGGCGACGGACCTCGCCGTCGTGACCCGCCTGTGCGAGGCCGAAGACCTCTACGCGGGCATGAAGGCGGCGCTCGCCGACGGCGGCTTCTACGTCACGGGCTCGCAGGGCCAGCTCCGGCCGAACCCGCTGCTGACGCAGCTGCGCGCGACCGCGGAGCAGATCCTCAAGCTCGAGCGCGAGTGCGGCCTGACGCCGTCGTCGCGGGGTTCGCTCGGCGTCGCCGAGGTGAAGCCGCAGTCGGAGAACCCGCTGACCGCGATCCTCGAGCGCGCGGCGAACCGCGGCGGCCGGACGGCGTCCGGTGGCCGCTAACCCCTGGGCGGGTCCGCGGCCGCGGTGGCTGACGCCGGTCACGCCCGCTGAGATGCGCCGCGGCGACGGCGACCTGTACGCGGACCTGATCGACGCGACGTGCCGGATCACGAAGGACTCCCTCGCCGGCGGCGTGGGCGAGCTGCTGCGGATGCGCCCCTGGCAGCGCCAGCTCCTGCGTCGCGTGTGGGCGCGCCGCGCGGACGGCTACCTCAAGCACCGCACGGCGCTGATCGGCATCCCGCGCAAGAACGGCAAGTCCGAGATCGGCGCGGGCCTGGCCGTCGGGAACCTGCTCCTCGGCCCGCTCGGTGGCGAGATCTACTCGTGCGCCGGCGACAAGGAACAGGCGTCGATCATCTTCAAGACCGCGAAGCGCATGGTCGAGATGGACCCGCACCTGTCCGAGATCATCAAGGTCTACTCGAAGGTGCTCGAGGTGCCCGCGACGGGCACGACGTACAAGGCGGTCTCGGCCGAGGCGTATACCAAGGAGGGGCTCAACCCGTCCCTCGTGCTGTTCGACGAGCTCCACGTCCAGCCGAACCGCGAGCTGTGGAACGTCATGCAGCTCGCCCAGGGCGCTCGCCCCGAGCCGCTCATGGTCGCGATCACGACGGCGGGCGTGCGCACCGACCGCACCGGCCTGGACTCGATCTGCTACGCGCTGTACCAGCACGGCGTCGAGGTCGCGCAGAAGCACATCGACGACCCCACGTTCTTCATGGCGTGGTGGGAGCCGCGCGCCGGAGTCCAGGCGCCCCACGACTCCGTCGCGACATGGCGCGAGTCCAACCCCGCCTACGGCGACCTCGTCGCGGAGGCCGACTTCCAGTCGGTCGTGCGCCGCACGCAGGAGAACGAGTTCCGCATCAAGCGCACGAACCAATGGGTCGCCTCCGGCAAGGTCTGGCTCCCGCACGGCGCCTGGGACGCGATCGCCGACCCGAAGCGGTACCCCGGCGGCCCGCCCGACGGCGCCCGCGTCGTCATCGGGTTCGACGGGTCGAAGACGGGTGACACGACGGCGCTGATCGGCGTCACCGTCGAGGACAAGCCGCACGTCTTCGTCGTCGGAATCTGGGAGCGGGACCCGTTCGACCCGGCGTGGCGCATCCCGCGCGCCGAAGTGAAGAACGCGGTGCGCGAGGCGAACGCCCGGTGGGACGTCGTGGAGTCGCCCTGGGACGAGTTCCTGTGGCAGGACGCTGCGACCGAGCTCGCCGAGGAGGGCGTCCCCGTCGAGGGATACCCGCAGTCGCCGGAGCGCATGGGCAAGGCGACCCAGAAGTTCTACGAGCACGTCGTCTCCGCGCTCATGACCCAGGACGGCGACCCGGTCCTGGCCCGCCACGTGCGCGACGCGACCCCGAAACCGACGTCGCAGGGCTTCGCCCGCATCGTCAAGGAGGACCCGGACTCCCCGCGGCGCATCGACGGCGCGGTGACATCGATCTTCACGCTCGACCGGGCCCTGTGGTGGGCCTCGCAGAAGCCGGACGACGGCCCGAACATCTGGTGAAGGGGGACCCGTGGCGGTAGCGCTCTTCCTCGTCGGCCTGGCCGCGATCGTGCTGGGCATCGGCGGCCTCGCCGGCATCTGGTGGGCGCTGCTCACCCTCGGGCTCGTGCTCATCGGCCTCGCCGTCCTCACCGAGCTCGGCGGCCGCGGCGTGGCGAAGCCGAAGACGAAGGCCGCGAAGCCGTGAGGGCCCTGTCGGCGCTCGCGGGCCTGGCCGCGCGCGGCCTGTCGCTCGAGGACCCGTCCCAGCCGCTGACCGGCGGTCGACTTCTGTCCGAGCTCGACGACCCGACCCAGCTATGGTCCGGCGGCGATCGCGCCGTGGACCCGATGCGGATCGGCGCCGCGCTGCGCTGCGTGCAGATCCTGTCCTCCGGCGTGGCCGGTTGCCCGCTGCAGGTCCGTGATCGTGCGACGTCCGCCCGGGTCGTGATTCCAGCGCTCGCCAAGCGCCGCGCCGGGATCACGCCGTTCGAGATGTGGGAAACGGTCGTCGCGCACATCGCCCTGTGGGGCAACGCGTTCCTGCGCAAGATCTACACCCGCGACGGGCGCCTCATCGACCTGCAGCCGATCCACCCCGCTCGCGTGACGATCTACATCGAGGACGGCACCGAGGTCGGTCTGACCTACGTCAAGAAGTTCGTGATCGACGGCCGCCACGAGGACCCGCTGACCGAGCACGACGTCATGCACATCCCGAACCTGTCGCTGGACGGCGTCCAGGGCCTGTCCGTCATCGGGAACATGCGCCGCACGTTCGGCCTGGCGACCGAGGCCGAGAAGCTCGCCGCCCGGCTGTACGAGAAGGGCTTCCTCACGTCGGGGTTCATCACGACGGCGGACGCGCTCGACAACGAGAAGGCGACCATCCTCAAGGACCGGTGGCGCGCGAAGCTCGCGGGCACCGACAACGCCTACGAGGTCGCGATCCTCGACAAGGGCGCGAAGTGGGAACAGCTCACGATGAACCCCGTCGACGCGCAGTTCCTCGAGACCCGCAAGTTCCAGACGACCGAGATCGCGCGGATCTTCGGCGTGCCCGGCTGGATCATCAACGACCAGGAGAAGTCCACGGCCTGGGGCTCGGGGATGGAGCAGCAGTTCATCGCGTTCGTCGTCATCACGCTCAAGCCGTACTTCAACCGCATCGAGCAGCGCGTCGCACGTGAGGTCATCGACCCCGAGACGCAGAAGGCCGAGTTCAAGGTCGAGGGCCTGCTCCGCGGCGACTCCAAGGCCCGCGCCGCGTTCTACGCCTCCGGCATCCAGCACGGCTGGATGGTCCCGAACGAGCCACGCGAGCTCGAAGACCTCCCGCCCGTGCCCTGGGGCGACGAGCCCTACCGCCCGTACAACGAGCCGGCCAACGCCACGACCGGCACCAGCACAGGAGGCGACGATGACGACGACGCTGACGCGTGAGGCTACCCGAGCCGCCGGGGCAAGCACGCTGCTCGAGCGCCGCACCCGGGCGCTCGCGGACACCGACGCGCACCTCGTGCGCGCTGCCTCCGACGACGAACCTCGCCGGTTCACCGGGCACGCCGCGGTCTTCAACTCCCGCACCGCGATCGGCAACCCGCTGAAGTGGGGGTTCTACGAGGAGATCGCGACCGGCGCGTTCGACAAGACGCTCGCCGAGGGCGACGCACGGTTCCTCGTCGACCACGACACGCGCCTGCTCGTCGCACGTGTCTCCGCCGGCGACCTGCGGCTGTCCACCGACTCGGTCGGCCTCGCGGTCGACGCCGACCTCGACGACGAGCTGTCCTACGTCCGCGACCTGACCCGCAACCTCGAGAAGCGCCGCATCACCGGCATGAGTTTCGGGTTCTACGTCGTGCGCGACGAGTGGACCGAGATCGACGTCGAGGTCACCGGCGCCGACGGCAAGACGACGACCGAGACTGCCTACCTGCGCACCATCACCGAGGTGCGCCTGCTCGAGGTGTCCGCGGTCACGTTCCCCGCCTACGACGACACCGACGCCGGCCTTCGCAAGATGGCTGACGAGGTCCGCGCCGCGCGCGGACTGCCCACCGACACTCCTCCCGCCTCGGAGGAGGCCCGTCCCGCGCCGG